ACGGCAAAGAGCTTACAATTGTAAGAGATACTCTTAAGACTTTGTATAATTTTAAAGGTGGTATCAATAAGACTAAAAACAAATATGTTCAAAGCTCTGGGCTTTTATTTAAAATGCCTCAAGTAAAAGAAATTGTATTTAAATTAGTTTCTAAAATGAATAAACACGCAAGAATGCATATGACATTAGCTTTTCCTGATGAAAGATCACAATTAACAGCAAATACTCCAGAAGAAGATGCAGAAATACAAGCTGACTCACTTATTCGCATGTACATAAAAATGCTGTTATCTTAATGATCTCTGTTTTGCTTTTTTAAGCTTTTGCATTAGTTTATATTTGTCGCAAATAAAGCAAAAACAGAAAGCAATTCGTTAAACAAATACAAAAAAACCAGCACGAAGCTGGTTTATTATCACCCTAAGGCGTTAACCACTAGAACTTATCTTAGATAACGTTCATGTCAAGGCATGTAACTGTACCGTAGAAGTCAGCGCGAACCATCTTCTTACCGTAACGAGTCATCACGCCTTTACGTGGTGTGAAGTCCTCAGGCTGGAAAATGGTTGGTGTTACGATCAATGGAACGTATGGAGCGTAAACAAAACCAGTCTCTAGGTAAGAACCACCCTTGTAACCAACGAGGATCTTGTTGCGTGGGAAGTATGGGTCCTTGTAAACTGTGAAGCGGTTAGAAAGAGTACCAACCTTCTCTGCACCCATTGTGAAAGGAGCACCAACTTGTCCGTCACCGTCAAGGCTGTAGCTTGGGCGGTAAAGAACAGATGCTTCAAGGATAGTTGCAACGTCAGGAGAAACTACGATGAAGTTCGCAGAACCACGTAGAGTCTTACGGTGAATCTCATTGGCAACGTCGATAACAGTCTCAGTTAGAGTCTCATACCATTCACGAACTGTACCAGTAAATGCTGGTCCAGGGTTAAGTGTGCTTGTGCGAGCAATCTCAGCACCAGTACGCTTGTTAACGAATTTACCAGGTGAACGACTCCAGAAGAAGTTAGCACCTTGTGCGCCATTAAGAAGATCACCAAGAATCTCACGGTCGATCTCGAGTGCAATTTGCTCTGAAAGAATTTGAGTAAGCTCAACCTCAGCATCCATTGAGTGGTAAGCATTAAGGTCTTGAGCAAGCTCAGGACTCCAACGTGCACGCAACTTACGTGTTTGTGCAGTTACAGGAATTGACTCGATCTTAATATCAATCTCTGGAATATTGAGAGGATCAATTGGGCTAGATGTATCTCTAACATCTCCTCCTTCACCATTACCTTCAAATGCAGGTTTTCCTGTAACAGATCCAAAAGTTGCTGCTCCATCTGAGTCTAAATGTGCAACAGTGCTTACTCGAGGTGCTCTAACTGAAATTGTATCAATCTTTGTCGCGTTGCCAAGAATTTCGAGTTCTGCTTTAACTTGTACTAAGAAAAGAACAGAATCACCATTTACAGAATCAGCTTTAAATGTAGAAACTGTTGAACCTGTGCCAAGCTTAGTCATTCTTCTAATATTGTGTGATTCACCATCTTGACCTTGAGTTACTTTTTCTGAGTCCTTTGTGTTATCATCGGCGTCAGCAAGAGTAATTGTTGAACTTGTAACTAAATCTTTGTCTAAAGATCCAAGAAGAGAAGTAGGAACAAAAACAAACTGTAGTGTTTCTGAACCCGCTAAATCAATAACTCTAGTATCAAAGTCAACTAGTTTAAGGTGAGCCTCATCTGTAGGATCAAAGACAGGACCATCAGCTAAACCTGCAGCGACATTTGCTGGGCTAACTGTTACAGATATATCGTCATACTTGCGTGAGTATCCGCTACCTACAAGATCATATTGACCACCTTCAGCATCAGCACCAGCTTGGATTGCCTTACCAGCTGGGCCACCATAAATTGAATCTCCGCTCTTGAAAGGACCATTGTCAGTACCATATGTATAATCTAGGTAGAATAGAAGTCCACTTGGAAGACTCATTGGTTGGATTGAAACTAGCTCGTTTGCGATAAGACCACCGAATACACGGCGAACAATTGGGAAAGCGATGTTAGTGAAACCACCAACTTCGCCACTGCTCATTGTGTTGCTCTCGCGAAGAACTTGTGCAGCTTGGTTCTCAAGAAGAGTAGCCATGTTCTCACGATTAACGTCACCCATACCACGTAGGAGACCAGTGCGAGACCATTTCTCAACGAGGCGCTTATTTTGCTGGCCTACGTGGCGGTCTCTAATACCTTCTGTTAACTTGTTAAGTGTAAAACTCATATGTTTTATTCCTTTATATAATTCTATTAAACTTAGTTAAATTATTACTTAATTCCAGCTAGAGTTGCCCAACGGTCTAGAGCTACTGACTCATTCATAGGCTTTGCTTGCGCGCTGCGAACTGGTCTTGAAGAAGAACTCATTGGTCTTCTAGTAGCACCTTCTGTAAGGTTTCCTGTGCTGGTTCTACGACTGCTTACAAGTGACTTAGAAAGGCTCTCAAAAAGAATCTTAGCCTCGCCTAATGTCTTTGCTTCATCAAGTGACTCAACAATGTGACGTTGTTGTTTCATTGAAAGGTCACGGTTTTGCATGAGCTTGTTAGCGTAAAGGAGCTTCGCGTTGAATAGGTTCATCTCGGTGAGTTGGCTCTTCATTGCACGAAGTGCCTTCTTGTGTTGTGTAAGCTTGCTTTCTAGCATACGATTCTTGCGTATAACCTTTGCAGCTTTAATCTTCATCTCGTGTAGTTTGTTGAGTTCTACACCATCAACAAATACTTCACCTTCAATTGATCCTCCACCAAAGTGGTGAGCCATATCTTTAGCTTCACCTTCGCGAAGAGACTTCATTCTACCAATCTCTCTTCTAAGCATATTTTCATCAATTTCTAGGACGCGATCACGACGACGTGATTCCTCCATGCCGCCGGCGCGGAGAGTTTCTTTCTTGTCTTTATCATCATCATCATCGTCTTCCTCGTACATTTCCTCCATCTCATCCATTTCGAACAAACCTTCAAGGTCAAGCTCAGGCTCATCTTCGTCATCACTATCTTCTGACTCACCTGAAACTAGGTCGCCTAACTCTTCTACAGTCATTGCTTTAAGATCGTCAATGTCTACAGAGTCTGAGCTATCAGAATCTTCAGGCATTTCACCTTCATCGTCCATAGTATCGACGTCTTCAGGATTTTCATCTTCCATGCCTAAGTCCATATCGTCATCTTTTGGCATATCGTCATCATCCTCGTCGCCTTCAGCTTCAAAAAGATCCATCTCTAAAAGATCTTCAAGGCTTTCGTTAAGATATTTTCTATTTGAGCGTCTTCTAGACATATTCTCTAACTCCTTGTTTAATTTATAAAATTCTCTTAAAAGTTCTTTATCACTTCTAATTATACTGTTTGTTTTTAATTTTGAAATTTCGTTAACTAAATTTTTATATAAAATGACAACTTTTGATTTTGTAGAAGAATATTGATTAGAGTTTTCTGAAAGAATTATTGCTTTTTGCAATGAATTAATGCTTTCTCTAAGATCTTCTATTTTTTGGTAAGCTGCATCTTTTTTGGCACTAGAACTAATTAACTTGTTTAATATTCTTCTAGACTCTTGATTTAGTTCTACACCTTCTTCTTTTTCTTCTTTGTCAAGACCTTCATATTCTCGCTCTTCTTCGTCAATCCTTTCGTATCCACACTCTTCTTCGTTAGACTCGAAAAGTTTTTTTTCAACTAAAGACTTGATTTGAGGAGAAATAGACTCAACAATTTGTTGTTTAACTTTCTCTTCAGCTGCTAGCTTAATTTGCTCAGCTGCTTCAATCGCTTCATTGTATAATGTATTGCTCATATTAAAACCTGTTATTTATATTATTTATATATATTTGCTTTTTTATTTTTAGACAAAACATTATAACTATCTAAAAATTCTTTATCTGTCGTATTATTTAAAATATCGTATGTTGAAGTTTCACCATCATCATAATTTAAAAAATCTATTTTGCAAGATGAACTTGGAATTGTCTCGTTACCATCAGTTGTAGGTGTCATTTCAAGATCATAATGCGATGATGACCCTTTGATTTTTACTCTAACTTTTTTTTGTCCGTATCCTTTATTGTTAATACCGTGACGATTAACAGGAAGGTGTCCAACCGGAGCATCGTCTGCTGTATTTGTTGACCCGTTTAAATTCTTATATAGACTTGATTTGCCTGTTGATTTAACAACAATATTACCACTTATTTGATTACCAACTTCTAAGGTCAAAGCTTCTTTAATATAATTTTTTAAAATAGACTCAGCAACAATATCACCTTCTATATTATGACTTGAATGAATACCAATAACCCCTGCGATGCTATTTCCCAATCCACCTAAACTAGATATGTCAGTTCCTTTTTTAGCTCTACTATCTGTTGCTCTTCTTTGATAAGCTGTGTGAGCTTTAGACTCAATGTCAGCATCAAGCTCGTCAAAGTCTTCGTCGTCTTCTAGTTCTTTGTCCCACTCACCTTTAGGAGAACTTAAAGCATCACCCATGTTCCAATTTGAACCGATTCCTTTTTGTGGTCCGCCACTAAGAGAACCAATCCCAAGACCAGTTCTGCTATCATAATTAAATGAGCCTCCAAATGAGTTAGGATTAGTATTAGACGAAGAGTTACTCACTTATTAAATCCTATTAAGGTTGGTCGTACTTTATAAAAGGATCATTTTTTGGACTTTTTGCTTCACCTAAAATAGGCATATCAGCACTATTGTTTCCTGTTAAACTGTAGTGTTTGCTAAAGTATGTTCCTATGGTTGCTGCTGGTGTTGCAGGTTCATTTCTTTCATCTCTCCATCCAAAACCTCTATTTTGACGATCTTCAGGAGTTCCTGCTTGATCAGCAGTTTCTGCAGTAATGTTATTAATGTCAGGTGCAATTAAGTTAGGTCCTTTTTTATTAGGCTTGTCTTTTGCATTGCCTAGATCATCATACATGCTTTGACCAGTTCTGTGTGAAAAGTCTATCTGAGGAATAAAATCAGGGTTGCCTGGCTCTGACGATAAATCTAAGCTATTCATTGTATCTACAGAGCTTGCTAATACTTCTTCTCTGCGATCTGGAAAAACAGAATACTCTGAAGCAATCCCCATAGTACTTGTGCTTCCACCCTGATAGTATTCTCTTTGCCTTTCAATTTGTTTATTAAATGTTGTTGCGTTAACAAAATCTTCAGCACCTGATTTTCTATACCCAGCCATAACAAAACCCTTTCAGTGTTAAAATAAAAAACTTATATACCTTTAATTATACGGCGCTTAAGCTCTCTTTTAACTTCTTGAAGAGTTTTTAATTCTTCAATCATTTTTGCTTCCTTGATTTTGCATGCTTGGTAATAATTCATGCAGTTTGCAAGAGAGTTTGCATAATCAGTTGCATCAACTTCACGGACTTTTTTGTGTACATCTGAAGGGTGCTTCATATTGAGCTCTAAAGTCTCATTAAGTTTTTGTGCCTCTTCTTTTACAAGTCTTTTAATTGTTGCAGGTGTAATTTTAACCATTCTTTTTCTATTTCTAGACATAAGTTAACTCCATATAGTGTCTGTTCTTTAATTAATATATTCTTAAATATGTCTAAAAACATAATTTTTTAAAACTTTCTATCAATTATCTGAAAATGCTAAGGTTGCCCAATTCTCAGAAGCACCTTCAAACATTGACATAGGATCTGATTCGTTAGCGATTTGACTATACGTATCAGTTGGCTTTGCTGTAAACTGATTAGGTCTGTCAGCGCCATTTTGCTCTTGCAATGTTGTCTGTGCAGTATCTTCTAAAATAGACGCCATAATCGGGTCTTTAGTAGCTTGAGAAATAATCTGTTTTGTCTTTTCTTCAAATCTAGGATTAGCAACCTTAGAAGAAGAAAAAGTCTCTGATTTACTTGGTATAGTATCTCTAAGAGAAAGACTCTCGTTAAGAGACTCAGTATCTCCTCCGCTAAGACCTTCTGCTAATAACTCTACTAAACACTCTTTTACAATGCTCTTAAGCATACTTCTACTTACTTTTGCCATCTGATTAAAGCTTTCTATTTATTAAGGATTCTGAGGATTTGGATTATCTTCTATTCCAGTAAATCCGTTATCATATTGTTGATCTGGAAAGTCCTCAGCAGATACGTTTGTTAAGCCTGCAATTATTGAAGCTGTAAATGTTTTGGATGAAGTGTGAGGAATTAAATAAACTTCTTTACATTTTATTTCTAATCGGTCAGTAGTTGATTCTTCATCAATTAGATAATAATGATCATCAGGTGATTGTGAGTATGCTTTTAATGCTGCTGTTCTATTAAAATATATTCTTAAATGATGCTGTTGGCCATTCTCTCCATGATTATGAATTTCAATCCATCTAGTGACAGAATCAAAAGTAAACTTGTATTTATCGATTTGTCCTGCAACATTAAGTGCAGCATCATTAGCAGAAGCTGGTAAAACTTTTGTTTCAACGTGTGGAATACCACTCATTTGATATTCTGCAACATAATTATGATGAGGCCTTGGTACTCGTGTATTGTGATCTTTGTTCGCCATTATTTCCACTCCATAATTTCATTAAAAATTCTATCTATTCTATCTGTTTTGTTAAATACGTTATTTATAAATTGAGGTGAAACTTCTTTGCCTTCTTTCATCATAAATGCACCAGGTGTTGAAGGTTCACTAACAAAGTCCCAACAAATAAGCTGAAAATCATCTTGTACAATTTGCATATCTCCTTCGCTTCTTGTACTACCAACACCACGAGAAGATATACCTAAAGTTACTCCACTTTCAACTAGCGATTGTAGTATTTTACCGCTTGGTGTATTAAGAATCTCAACTACACCATAAACAATATTACCTTCCATATACGCTTCTTTAATATTGTGTGATGCATTTTTAAGCTCAACAACAGAAGAGTCAGGATGGTCTAATTCACCTAAGGCTCTATTTTCTTTAATAAACTTTTGATAGTTTCTAATTTCTCTTTCGAGAATAACACGAGGATAAACTCTACCGTTTTGGTTTAGAGTTTCAGCTTTTTGTAATATACCTTTCATAATAAGAGGTTGGCCTTGCTCTCGTTGCTCTTTTATAATCTTTGGGTCATATTCAAAATTAACCCATTCTGTAATAAGTCTTTGCGCACCCATTTTAGTCTCCTAATATTTCTTCTTTAAGTTTTCCAATTGTTAAAAATTTTTGTAAGTTTTCTTTTGACATATCTTTACAATCTAAATTGTTTATGTTCTTTTTAACTGAATTGTATTTTTCCTTAAGAATTCTGTTGTCACAACTAGACATATATGTTTCTATTAAGTTATTGCAAGACTTTTTAACAGCATTATATTTTTCTGTAAGGTCTTTAGGCTTATCTTTAATGTATAAAGAAATAATTTCTTTTTGTGTTTCGTTAAGCATTGATTTATATTTCTTATCAAACATTTCGTTCATTAATTTATAAGTAAACTTATTGAACTTTTTAGGTTGTGTACTTTCAGTTAAAACTGGTTTTTGACTAGTTAAACTTTCATGTAGTTTAACTTCATACTCGGTTACTGTGTCAAATTGTGGGTTGCTACTGCGCCACTCGTTTAGTAATGTTTGTATTGTTGCATATAACCTATACTGCTTAACTTTTGTCTCGAAAATAACGCCTTTGCCAAAAGTATAGTTTAAGTCTCTGATAAGACTTGACTTTTCGTTTTCTAAAATTTTGTTATCAAACATGTGATTGCAAGCAGATTTAGCTTCTTTAATAATTGCAGTTGCTAAAGTATCAGAAGTCTCTTTGGTTTCAGATAGAGCCTTAAAAAGCTTATACTCTTTAAATAATTGAGTATTTTCTTTAAAGTTATTCTTTATAATACTAATTGCTTTTTCGGCGCTTTCATTGTCATCTTCCATTAGTCTTTCACAAACAAAGTTAATAATTTGCTCGTATATAATACCAATGTTTCTTTTTTTATTATGATTCTTCGCCATCTTTAGTTTCCTTGTTTTCAAACATATCATCATCTATAATTATATCATAGTCTTTATCGTTATTTTCTTTTAACAACTTATTTGTATTCATATTAATTGCACTTGACATTTTTTCTAGGTCGCGTGACATTCTATATGATAGCTGTCGATCGACAAAGTCGTTAATAATTGGGCTTTGCGGCATAACATTGTCAAACAATCCAACTGATGTGTTAGGTGGTTCTAATACTCCGCCGTCTGCCCATGTATTCTGTATTGGGTTGTGTCCAATATCAGCTTTTAAAGGATTTTCAGTTCTTTTTCTTCTATTTTTTCCACCTTTAACATTAGAGCTAGCCTTAATTGGGTTTTTACCATCTTTGTCATCATCTTTATTTTTTACTAGACTTTTTAACTCATATTCATCTATCAACTCATCAAATTGTGAAAGCTCATCTTCTGACATCAACTTTCCTTTTTTAACTTCTCCAGCAAAGAGGCCGCCTCCGGCACCGGCATCATCTCCTCCTCCAGCGTCGTCACCTCCGCCTCCTCCAAACAAACCGCCGCCTATGTCATCTCCACCGCCTAAGTCTCCGCCACCTGCATCATCTCCGCCTTCTCCTTCATCACCAAACAAGTTTGAAGCAGTTTCAGGAAGCTGTAGCCCTTCTAATTCCATCTCTCTTAATTTGTCTTTTTCTCTACCTCTTTCGATTCTATGTATTTCATCATCATTAAGATCAATAATATGCTTTCTAATCCACTCTTTGTCAACAAAACCTTCAGGAGCTTGTCCTGCTATTTCAAATTTAGTTCTAATTAGTTCCAGTTTTTGCTGTTGCGCAACACTTGATGGATTGCATAGTTTTAAATCAAAGTCCAGTATAGCTTCATTTGTATAACCGTGTGCATATAAATGAATCATTGCTATCTTGTTTAATTCTGAAATTATTGTTTTTTGTATTCTTTGTATCGTTCTGCTAAATCTTATATCTTCTTGCGCTAGCGTTGCTTTTGCTCCAATATCTTCGTCATAACCAAGGTATGCTTTAGGAATTTTAAGAGCTGCAAAAAGTTTCTTTTGAATGTACTCAACGTCTTCAATTGCAGTTGTATTAGATCCACCTGCTAAAGTTTCAATTCTTGTGCCACTTTCCCCACCTCTTACAGGCAAAAAGTAGTCTTCGTCAACCGAAAGAGGGTTGTATCTTAAGTCGACTTGTCCTGTATTTTTATCTACAACTGCATTTCTCTTGAGAGACGTTTGTGCTTGCTCAAGATAGTCAGCAATATTTTCAGGAGGAATATTGCCTACATCAATATAAAAGACGCGTCTTTCAGGAGATCTTATTACGCGATAAACTAGCATTGCGTCTTCAATTAAAATAAGTTGTCGCCAAACACGTCTTGCGCCTTCTAGAACAGATGATCCGTAAGGCAGAAAAGCATCGCTCCCTAACAGTCTAAAGTGAGAAACTTGCCAGTTTTCCAAGACTCTGTTTCCTTGAGTAACCCACCTAAACCTTACTGCTCCAGGATCATCGGGATCAAAACCTTCTTCTCTTTCTATTTCAGAAATAGGTATTGGGAAGCAATTAATTACTCCATATTCTGGGTGAATGTCGTTAAAAAGAAAAAAGTCACCATATTTACAGAGATTTCTGACCCACATAACTAAGTTAAAGTCAACATTTAAGACATCATAAAAAAGCTCGTTTAATAACTTCTTAATCATAGTATTTTCTGAATATATGCTCAATATGTTTCCTTCAACGTCTGGTGAAACGCACTCTTCTGCATAGATATCTAAAGCAGAAGCAATCTCTGGTGTACCTTCCATTTCTGAAAAGTCTGAGTACCTTGCCATTCTATCATATGAGCCGTATGCTCTTAAAGTGCTATTATAAACATCGCTGTGAGCTTTTTTAAATACTTCTAAAGAAGACTTTGAGTATGAAGATTTCTTTTCTATATTTTTTATTTTTCTTCTAACAACAGGACCTGATCTAAATAAGTCCGTTAATTTTTTAAATAAATTGTTGTTGTTTTTATCTGACATTTTATTTTCCTATTAGCCAGCTTAAGTCTCCTAAAGGATTTCTAGGAGCAGGCTGTCTATTTTTATTTTCACTAAAACTAGTTTGTGGCATGAACACTGGTATAAACGGGTTAACAGAATTCTGGTTACTATTATAGAAAGGAGATATAACAGTTTTATCAATATTTGTATTATTTATCTCCATTCCTTTTAGTATGGCATCTGCTTGTTGAATTTGTGTAACATTGTATGTATTTGAATTGCTGTCTGTTAACCAGCAACCAATTGCTATTGACATTATTAAGTCGTCATTGTAACCTTTCATAGCAGTGATTTTTTTACCATTCCATATGAAAGTTTTAAGCTCTTGATAAAGTCTTTGAGAGTATGTTTTTATTCTTCCGTTTCTTAGACTTTCTTCTAAATTTGCCAGGATTTTATCTCTACTTTCTTTACTTGTAGTAAATCCTGCTTTAGCAATATTTGTTGCATCACCATAAAGATATTGATACTTTTCTTTTTCTCTAGAAAAATATATGTTTTTATATCCTAAGTCTGCAAGTTTAACAAGCATTGTATAACCATATGCATTGTTTTCTGGACATACCATTGCATTATTAAATCTTTTTGCAACATCATATACTAAAGAAGCAAACTGATCGGGAGGAAGCTTGCCTTTAAATTCACAGTCAATAGACATGTCTTTACTATTAATAACATGAAATGTTGAATAATCTCCACTATCTCCTCTTGCAATATCTGCTGAAAGTGTGTATGTTACTCCTTCAAGAGGATATCCCCAGTACCAAATATTATTATTAGGCCCGCTTTTTTCTATAGGCTGTTTAGTTAAAACTCTAATCTTTTCTAAAACATCATTTGCAAGAAAAGTATCACCAGAAGAAGCAAAGTCACATAAAAGCTCTTGAGAAACCTGCTTTTGAGACATATTCTTAGTTTCTTTTTCAAACCAATCATCATCTCTTTCAGGGTGAACATCCCACATAAGTTTAATTGGATTAAACTTATTCTCTTTTCTCTCAGCCTTTGTATATATTTCATGATATTGACCTCCAACACCGTTTGGTGTAGAAAGAAGAATAGCACGACCACCTGTAGATAGTGTTGGATACAAACCCATCCATAATTCATCAAAGTTTCTTACAAAAGCTGCCTCATCTACAATTAAAAGTGAAAGTGCTTCAGAACGTCCAGCGTCTTCAGAAGTAGGGACTGCTTTAATCTGTGATCCGTTTGAAAACTCTACTTGTTGTTTGTTGTTTGCAGTAATTATGGGGACTAAAAGCCAAGGCGGCATTGATTTAATATAAGTTTTAACTTTTCTTATAAAGTTTTGCGCGACTGCTAGTTTCGTAGCAATAATTAATATATTTTTTTCTTTATAAAAAGCAGCTTGCCAAACAGCATAAGCAGCAACTAAGGTTGACAAACCTAGCTGTCTAGACTTAAGAATAATATTAAATCTATGATCATTAAAGTCTTTTACACAGTCATCTTGAAATGGAAAAGTGTTAAACCTAATAAGACCTTTAAGTGGATGCTGTATTTTTAAGTACTTATTCATAAAGTACACTGGGTCTTTGCCACACTTAATAATTTCAGTTATTTGGCCGTTTTTAGATTTAACACTTGCCATTTATTTTACCTCGTATTTATAAGTGCAAGTGAATTTAAGTTTTCTAAACGGGCTAAAAGGGCTAACTGTAAGTGTTTCAAAATCACAACTATCATCTACTTTTTTGGCAGACAGTGTTCTTCCTGCAGACTTTTTAAACTCTTCTTTAATTGTTTTTAATCTAGCTTTTATCATTTCATCTGACTCTTTTTTAAGATCAGCTATTTGCATGTGAAGATCAGATTCTCTTGCAGAGTTTAATATTGTCATATAACTAACATGCATACATTCACCTACTATTTTAGCAACAGTTTTTCTAGAACCGTTTTCAGAATAGTTATTGTATACGTTATCAATCGCATTTCCTATGCTCATAACTAAATCATATTCCATGGTTTTTCCTTTTTTTTATTGTATAATTATTAACTTATATTAGTTATTTATTTGGTCGCCAGCCTTTATCCCATTTTTCTTTATTAGGATAATAATATAAATCATAGCAAGAATAACAAATATTTTTACTTTTCATTTTTTCTACATCTTCAATAGTAGATATTAATTTTTTACAAAAACTACAATCTAAAGATAAAGGTTTGTCACCTACAGGTCTAATAAACTTTATTCCTTTGTAATAAGTTTCTTCTTCGTATTCATCGATTTTTTCCCATTTTTGATCAAGCACAGTAGACATAAGAGTCTGCTCCTTTTCTGTTTATTTCTATAGTTTTATCAACAATATCTTTAATAGAATCAACGTGAGAAATTATTAGTATTGTTTTAAAATATTTTTTTAAGCTTGTTAGTAGTCTAGAGCATGCTTCAATATTTGAATCATCTAGTGCGCCAAAGCCTTCATCTACAATAAAGATATTAGATTTTGGTAGTGAAGAAATATTAATAAGTGCTACTCTAATTGCAATAGAAGTTATCATTTTTTCCATTCCGCTAGCACATTCAATAATTCTCTTTGAATCACCATAGTCTATATAAACGTTTAAGCTCGTACCGTCGTCTTCTAAATTAATAGTAAAAGTGGCAACTCCTGAAAGGATTTTGTTTATCTCTTTATTGATTAAAGGCAAACTGTTACTAATTAACATAGCAGGTATTCCTTTTTTAGAGACTGCGTATGTAAATAAATCATACGTCTTCCACTTTTCAATTACTTCTAGGTATTCTTCTTTTTCTTTATTAAGAATTTTAATTTTATTTTCAATTTCATATTGCTCTTTATTAAGTTTTACAAGAAAAGATTCTTTGTCGTATATGATAGAAGATATCTGATTTAGTTCCTGTTTTAATGATTTAACTTTATCATTTAAACTATCATTGTTGCTAGCTTCCAGCTCACCTACTATAACGTTTAAACTTTCTATTTTTTTTGCGTCTGTCTGAATCTTGTCTTTAAGTAAGTCTATTTTTTC